GGCTCAGCCGCAGCGGGCTCAGCCGCAGCCTTCTTAGTACGGGGCTTGCGGGGCTTCTTCTCCGTCGCTGACTCGTTACCGGCATCCGTCGTAGCACCTTCCGTGGTAGGCTCGGCTACAGCCTTCTTCGCACGGGGCTTGCGGGGCTTCTTCTCGATGATCTCGTTCGTTGGTGCGACGGTCGTCATGTCTGCGTCAGGCGCAACAGCAGCTTTCTTCGCACGAGGCTTGCGAGGCTTCTTCTCGGCGGTTGTAGGATTGTTACGCTCCAGCAATGCGGCCAGCTGCGTCTTCAGAGTGGTGACATCGAGCGAAAGCTCCTCCACCTTCTGGGCAAGGGTTGTAATATCAAAGGAAGAAACGGACATCTTGTTGGAAAGAAAGAAAGGCTGAAAGAGGAAAGTATGTGTCAAATTCGTGCGCGCAAATTTAGATAGTAACTGTTTTACTTGTTCAATTTTTTCCGAAATTTGGTAGAATTTGGGAATTATAGACATAGAAATTGCGCTCGGCCAGTATTTATACGGCACGGTCTTGCTTGTCGCAGTTCGCTTATGTAGTAGACGATCTAATCCGCCCACCTTCCCGTATACACCAGGTGTTTTGCGGGATTCACGTTTCCACGCCCATTCAAACGAGAGTGTGGTGTTCCAATCTGGAAATCCAGATACATACAACGCAAGTTCCCACTGTTTTCCGTGTGTCGCACGTGCACCGCCTGAACGGAGTCCATTGTGCTGCTCGAGTCGTCTATGGGGGTCGTATGTAGCACCTATGTACGTGCGACTCCCACAATATAGTAAATAACAATAGGATTCTATCATTTGCGTCTAGTGTATCTATTGCGGCGTGCTTTAGTCTGTTTACCACCATGTTTACGAGTTTTTTGAGGAGCAAACGCCATCTTGCCTTCGTTTTTTGTGTTCGTCGGTGATGGTGTTACACTTGGAACCACATTCGCAACAGCGTTTGACACCGCATTGCTAGCAGCAGCGGTCGCATTGGATACGGCGTTCGACGCCTTCGCAACTGTGCTATTAATAGCACCACTTATTGCGGACGAGGCTATATTCGCCGGATTTGGAATCTTATTCATCATATCGTCAATACCTGATTCTTTTTTCGCATACAGAACTAAATCTTGTTTAATTGAGGGTATATTGAATTGCGGAGCAGAACCTGTATGAATATCCATATTCGGTGTATAATAGTTCAGGTATGTTCCAAGTGTAGGTGTAACCGGTGTAATTTGGGAGAGTATCTTCCTACGATTTTGTTCGTAACGGTCAACACCTATTTCAAAACTCTGTGCCATTTCGGATACACTATCACCAATGACCGGAATGATTTCAATCGATGTTTTGAATGCGGAACCAAAGTGTTTTCTCTGTACGTTTAAAAAGACACCTAAAAGAATAAAGATTAAGCCTATCGCATAGGAAATGACATCGCCAGCTGTACTCATGTAGGGAAATGGAAGCAATCCTAAGAGTTTCGGAAGAACTGCATCAATGAGAGATGGTATATTAGGCAGCGTCAGAGTAATTGTATCAAGAGCAGTGCTGATAAAGGGTCCAACAACATCCATTTGTTCCAAACTATGAAGTATAAATACATACCATAAAAGTCCGTCCCAACTTGAAGGAATATTCGACCATATCGGATAGGTAATCCGTTTTATAAATTTATCCCAAAACTTATTTCGGGAAGGGTCGGGTACTACTGCTGCGACTGGCACAGCAGGATTCCCACCCGCTTGGTTCAACTGTTTTACATATTTGGTATTCTTCTGCTTTCGTATTTTTTCCTGAATCTCTTCAATATCTTTAACTGTAAAGAGTGGCACACCATTTTCTGTAATCAACGGTTGAAGGGATACGGCAGGTGTTGTTAAATGTTGGACGAAAAACCGGTACAGATTAAATGTCTTCACTACATCCTGATTCACTCCTATAAATTGGTTTCCCAACGCACGATTTGTAAAATGACCGATAGCGACCTCGGTTGGAGATGTTTGGATTGTGCTACTTTCCCACGCCATCTTATAGGCTCCTTATTTAACGCTCCGAATAAAATCTAGGGATATAGTAAATGTTGTACATATGTATTGTTCCCAATAGAGGCGCAAGAATAGGTCATCAAACGTACGAATATTTCTTTCTTGTGAATTACTGCTCTAAATTCGGATTTATCTTTGTTTACCACGAATTTATGTCTAATTCACGTGTTATCGGAGCTGCATTACAGTTTGATAAAATCAATACTTGTAAATTTACAGATCCGGCAATACAATCGTTAAAACGTATATCCTTGCGTGATATTCGTAGCAGCTTTCATGAGACTCTTTTAGACTTACATAAAAAAGAAGAGTCTGTTCTTTTGTATGATCATATTTGCGGAAATGAATTTTTTTTAGGAAGTCTTAAATATCGTCCCAGTCGTATTGAAGATGAAGCGTTACGCAATAAATACAGTCTGTTTTATAAAAACATGTATCCTCGGCGAGTAGATAGTGCGTATATCTGTATACATATCCGTCGTGGAAATATTATAAACATGCCTTCCCGTTATTTGAATACTATGTATTTTATAGATAAATATAAGTATTTACTTACAAAAATTACTGATACGACAATCCCAGTCTATGCGATTACGGAAGATAACTTTAATGATGAGATATTGTTAAAACAACATATCCCAGATATTCATATTATAAAATGCGATGAAGTGAATGCTTTTTATTATCTTGTAAATTGCGACTATCTTATCGCGAGTCGTAGTGGATTTTCCAATTTAGCACATTTTCTAGGAACAATGAAGATTGTAGTAGCTCCTGGTTGGGGCTTTATGGCTCACAATCATATTTAGAATGTCAAAATTGAAGAACTGTTTATTTATTTCATTTATTTAATATAAACCCCTTTGTTGTGACATGTCGTCTAATGTATTTGAAAATAATAATCCTATGCGAGATAATAAGGTAGTTCCTTTATCAACGCAGAATTTCTTTGCTCGGAATTTGCGTTGTACGATTGTATCGTCCGTGGTATTTGTAATTGCAGCAGCTCTCGCATTCGGTCTTGGATTCGGACTGTCCAATCGTACTACTTCGAGTAGCACTGACACGTCTACAATTCAGTATGCGTCTCCTGTCGTTGCGTATCTCAATATGCCTGCTCTGGGCTGTGCTGGATACACTGTAAATACTGGTGGTGTAACAAGTTCCGCAGCGTCAGCACTTCTATCCGCATCCAGCACTTCTAACACGAGTATTAGTTTATCTGGATGTCTAAATACGGGTGGACTTATGAATATGCGTATGCTTCAAACTACACCTGGACTTGCGGCTTGTAATGGGTCTGCTGGAACTGCTGCTACAAATATTACCTCGCTTGTCGCATTTACTCTTATATGTGTCGATACGACTGGTAGCTGTGGCTCAACTATGGTCTCAAACCTTCAGACAAATCTATATGCGTCGTCCTCCGCTGCGGTGAATACCCTTAATAAGACCTTTATACTCCTAACAAATTGTACTGGCGGTTCATTTTCCGCTGCGGCGGCTATTGTTGGTGTTCCCGCTGTACAGGCTCTGCCTGTGATTACGCTTGCTTCGCCGAGTCTAACTGGTTCCGCCTCAGCAACGCCGTCATCCTCCGCAACTCTCTCGTCGACTGTATCGCCGAGTTCGTCGGCGTCGAGAAGTGCGTTGCCTGTATCACCGAGTTCATCGGCGTCGAGCAGTGCGTCGCCTGTATCATCGGCATCGAGCAGTGCGTCCCCTGTATCATCGGCGTCGAGAAGTGCGTTGCCTGTATCACCGAGTTCATCGGCGTCGAGCAGTGCGTCCCCTGTATCACCGAGTTCATCGGCATCGAGCAGTGCTTCCCCTGTATCATCGGCGTCGAGCAGTGCTTCCCCTGTATCATCGGCGTCGAGCAGTGCGTCCCCTGTATCATCGGCATCGAGCAGTGCGTCGCCAAGTACTTTCGCATCTGTGACTGTATCAACAACTCCTTCTGCGACACATTAGATTGAATTTTAAGAAAATACGTTGTCTAAACTATAAAATAAATTAATTTGAATACTTTCTTTCCCAAAATTGATAGATGTATGTGGATTTATTTTTCAAAGTATACCCCTGTGGAAAGAGTTTATTGACATCCGATGTTTTCTACGACTCTGCTCGCAACTCTTTCGTGGCTCGGCTTTATTACGACCGGCTTTGTACTCTGGTCGACTGGTAATACCAATGGTGGTTATTCCATGGTCGGTATTGCGATTATTCTTCCTGCGGTCGTTGCAGCCGCAATCCATCTTGCTCGTGTAATTCGTCCTCTGAACTCTGTGTCAGGCTGGACATCTAACATCGTATCCACTATGCTCCTCAGTACTCTATCGTGGCTCGGCTTTATTGTCTGTGGCTTTGTGCTTTGGTATTATGGTAATACGAATGGCGGCTATTCCATGGTCGGCATTGCGATTATTCTGCCAGCAGTCGTTGCTCTTGGTCTACTTGTGCCGGCGTGCCGTCAGCCGCCCGCAACGAGTGTTACTCCGCTCACCGCCGGCGTTGCTCTCCTTGGTACCCTCTCATGGCTAGGTTTCCTCGTTGCGGGATTTATGCTGTGGTATTTCGGCAATACGAACGGTGGTTATTCTATGGTGAGTATTGCGATTATCCTACCAGCGGTTGTGGCGGCTATTTATGGAATCGTTGGCCTCGTGCGTACTGTTCCTGCACTACCTGCTCCTGCTGTAGCGACTGTTGATGCTGTACCGTCTGCTGCAACTGCAACGGTTGATGCTGCTGAGACGAAGACCACTACTGTAGCATAGTCTGAACCGGCTCCTTAGAGATAAAAGAAATGTACATTATTTTTTCATATAAATTATTTTATATCTAAACTATAGAGAGCCAACTACATACAAATGGCTTCTAACAAAGTTCACGTCTATATTGAAATTGAACAAGGTAGCAATCTGAAATATGAATATTGTAAAGAATCGCAGCAACTTGTACTCGATAGAATTTTACCAGAACCGTATTACTATCCTTTTCCGTATGGATATATCGTAAATACCAAAGCAATAGATGGCGACGAGTTGGATATCTTAATTCTTACGGATGCGTATATTCCTAACAATAGTTATTTGGATGCGTATATTGTAGGTGTTCTTATCATGGAAGATGAGAAGGGTATGGATGAAAAAGTGCTGTGTGTATTGGAGGAGAATATGGAACGAATTCGAGATATTTCAGATGTAGACGTAGATACATGTAATAAAATTCAACATTTTTTTACACATTACAAATCAAAAACACCTGGTAAGTGGTCAATCGTTCAAGAATATCGTGACAAACAATATGCGATTGAATTGTATACACAAAGTATCTTACATTGTTAATCCATACATTCGCAATAGGATATACCTTCGCCATCGTTACAATTATCACACATTGTTAGACTGCGGGAATGCGGGCATAATTTACGTTCAATCTTGTACGAACGCTCGATCGGAATCAGTGCTGGCATATCTGCGTAGTCCTCCTCATCCTTGATAATTCCACGGACGACTTTAAGAAGACGCTTGACGTTCGTAGTAGACGATGTATCAATCTCAATATCAAACTGAAGACTCATAAAATCCGAGGCGTAATCAGACCAATCGCAATCGTAAAACTCTACTGTGGATTCTGCATCTGCGAGATGTGACTCGCCAGGACGTTCAAATATACAAAAGTTCTTGAGAATAATGTTTTGCGGAATACAATTTAAGATTGTCGCAAGTGAGGCTGTAATGGATCCATCTGGCTGAATATACCAGGTGTTATCTGGATGACGAAACACTACCTGACGTGTCTCTGGACGCCAAAAGAATTCATATATCTTTACATCGTTCATTCTCACCTGGGCAAGTTGCTGAAGAATACCTGCGGGTGCCGGAATAGGAATATTGTACAAAACGGTCATATTGATGGAAAAGGCCTACCCGACATTTGAACAGTTATATGCTCTCAATTTTTGACACGTACAATGTTCGTGTATGAAAACAAAATTGACAGATACGTATCTGACAATACAGTCGTTAGTTACCACAGATGAAGCGTTTCGATTATGCGAGTATGAATCTCGTGCCCCGAAAATGTATTGTCAATTCACGCAGTGAATGTGATACGAAATGTGTTCTTGGAAAGTATACATTTCGAATGCCTGTTGTTCCCGCAAATATGGAATGTATTATAAATGATGACCTTGCGATTCAACTTGCGTCTAACAATTACTTCTATATCCACCATCGCTTTCAAACCGACCAAGTTGCGTTTGCGAAACGTATGAATTCTTTGGATTTGCCGATTAGCATATCTATCGGTGTAAATGAAGACGATTATACACTTCTAACAAATCTCAAGTCGTTGAATCTTATACCTGATTTCATCACGATTGATATTGCGCATGGTCACGCTATCAAAATGGAAACTATGCTGCGTTGGATTTGTCGTGAATTTGTGGATAATCGGCCGTTTCTCATTGCGGGCAATATCTCAACGCCTGACGCAGTACGTGATTTAGAATCGTGGGGAGCAGATGCGATTAAAGTTGGTATTGGACCCGGTTCTGCGTGTACAACCTACGTTGCGACTGGATTTGGAAGCCGCAATCTACAAGCGTCCATTATTCAAGCGTGCGCGGCCGCACGAACCTTGTCAACAACACGTATTATTGCGGATGGTGGTATCAAGGAACCCGGTGATATTGCAAAGTCTCTCGTTCTTGGTGCGTCTATGGTTATGATTGGTGGTTTCTTTTCGGGGTGTACAGACTCGCCTGGAAAGACGATTCTTGGTACGGACGGCCATATGTACAAAGAATTCTGGGGAAGTGCGTCGGCTTCTACGAAAGGCAAGACGAATCGCATTGAGGGAGTAAAAACTCTAACCCGTTCCAAACAGAAAACACTTTTGGAGGAAATGAATGGTTTGGAGGAATCTCTTCAGAGTGCGATTTCGTATGGCGGAGGCCGTGACCTATCGTGCTTTGACGCTGTGGAATTTATTTAGAGACATAGACTAGGGATGGCTGGTAAGACACGGAAGGCACGCCGTATTGAACACCATCATATGTTGCTGCGACTTGAAACAAAACTATGTCCGCACAAAGCGGATGAACCTCGTATTCGGTCTATGCTTCAAACAATCGTTCATGATCTGAATATGCACGCACTCGATGTTCCACGTACGTATTACGTAGACTCTCCTGCTGCGGAATCCGGACTCACTGCGTTTATTCCGATTGAAACGAGTCATATCGCCTTCCATTTTTGGAATCATCCTGAAGCTGGTCTACTTCATCATCCAGAGAGCCGCAGTTTACTTCAATTTGATGTCTACACGTGCGGTCGTCTTACACGAAAACACATTGCGTCTGTACTAGGCCATTTGTCTTGTTTTGAACCGACACATGCGAATGTGGACGTCATCAATCGTAAGAATAATCTTCACCTTGATATTAACAGTCGGTGGAATTTAGATATGAAGACATCATGGACTACGTGGATTAAAACAATGAATTAATTCGTCTTTTTGTGTTTGCGTGTCTTTGTCACGCACGACGGAATATGGACACGACCGATGATTGCGCATCCAATCCGTTTTCCAGAGTGTCCAGTAGTATGGCTATCTTCATGCGTTCCTTGGCCATAATCGTCGGGATCCGCATGAACAATGACAGAACGTCCGTACAGTTCCGCAACTGAGATATTGCGTAGGATATGTGACGAATGGTGTGTAGGACCGCAAATATTGCCAAGATCACCCGTGTGCCGTTCTCCCTTGTGAGATGGAGGACCTCCGTGGATTTGGGGTTTTCCCTTGTGATAGTGGTCACACGCTCCCTGACATCCTTCGCCACGTAAATCGCCGGCACGATGTATATGAAAACCGTGCTCACCAGAAGGTAAATGTGTAAAATCAGCGACGACCTTACAATTGCGACCGTATTGCGTAAAGACAACGGTTCCTTCCACACCGTTTATACCTGAAAAAACGGCGACTGCAGCCATATCTATCATGGTCGGATGTATAAATTAGTCTTCTTTTTCATCGGAATCATCTTCGTTTACTGGCGTTGAACAAGGCGCAACTGTGTTTTGAACTATCGTGTTTCGTGGTTCTAAATTGTAGTCGCCGGAAATCAATTTGACAAATTCCATCTCGAGTACATCAAGACGATCATCAATACTCGTTCGCTTATCAATTGTATCGCATGTAGAAATAACCATCCTCATTAAATTAATTGCAACGTGAACAAGAGCAACTATGAAATGTCTCCATCATAATTATTGGCTCGTCAATAACAATCGCTTCGTCTATACACATGTCTACAAATTTTTTCTTATTTGCATCGTAATATACATTTTCTTTACATTCTATATCATCAAGGTTGCTCATTCCTAGAAATTGTTATTATAATATTTAATGATTGCGAATCAATGACGTAACGTCTATAATTTCTTGGCTGAAAAAATGATAGAGATTGTATAATATAATTCATTTTTAATTTATATAAATGAATATTGTTCTTCAGTCAATAGAAATCTTAGGATATCGTATGGATTCTTTGAAAGAAAAGCTGAGTGAGACCAAGTGTAAATTCCAGATTATGATTGGAATGTATGAACATGCTAAGTTTGAATTGAAAGCGGCTTCAATGGATGGAGAAGCCTCCACAAAAGAATTTCTAAATGCGTGTCATAAATGCGAATCCGCAGAAGCATACCTAAATGATTGTATTGCTTCCTCAGATGAAGCCACAATTGATCGAGCTCATCAAGAATATTATGTAATGGTTAAGTTAAAGAAAGCCGCACTAAAAACTCTATCCGATGCGAATAAAGCCATTGCGAATGCGGAAAAAACTCTGAATGAAGCACAACTAGACTACGAGGATTCCGCATATGATGTTAAAACTTTGGAAAAAGAATATGATCTTGTCAAGGAGCACTTCACAAAATCAGAGGAAACCTTTCATCATTTCCAAAATAATGGATTAGACTTGTTTACCGGCGGCGAGTGAAACGTCCACGTGCATTGCGAGGGCGCTTGCTGTTGCTCGTCTTGTTCTTCCGGGTGAATCTTCCGCGGGCGTTGTGTTTACGACCTGTCTTGTTTACACTGTTCGCCATTTCTATATATAGTAAAAAGATATTAATCTCTAACATAAAATAAATATTTCTAAATCACGCATAAACATATTGTCTTTTCCTCGTAACATTTTATTTTGTATCATACGTAGATCCCGTTCCATATTGGGAGAAACAGGCTGATGTTTGACTTTTTTAGGTTTCGGTAAATGAGGAACGAAGGATTGTATATGCGAAAGGATATCATCAGGCAAATAACACGCAATTTCAGGGGGCAATTGCGGCTTCATTCCTACCTATGCGTCATATTTATTGTAGGGACGAACATGACTTGAACTAACAAAATTGACAATTCTAGTATACATATGGTTTATTGAGTACTACAACCATGCCCTTTTATTCCATTGAAATTCCTACTCCTAACATTCCGTCTATGCATCTCAATTCGCTTGCTCAGATTCGTACGCCTACCGAGTACATTGAAGTATTCTGGTGGCCTGAGAAGCGTAAGCCGGTGTTCTGTATTGGTGGTCAGTGGTATATTCAACCGGATGCGAATATTCGTGCGTCAATTGCGACACTTATGGGTTGGGAGGAACGTGCTATTCAATTCCGTGAGCTGTTTCTCTTTGAGAGAGCATCGTACCATCACGGACGTGCGGCGTCAGCAGCGGACGAATGTAGTTTTCTAGAGTGTGATTGGTCGGATTACGCAGTGGATCTGATGGCGTTCCAAGTCAATGTTGTCAATGGACGGCGGCAGTCGGTTGTCTATGAGTAGTGAAAAATTGAAACGCTAGAAATCTATTTTTGCGTTGGTTGCCGCAATGTATCTACGAACTATGACTACCTTTTCCAATGAATCAATTTCTGAATTCACAACTTCCTTTTCCACTACGTTGATTGTATTCCTCGGTGCGTTCTTTCTGATCGCCAATCATTATTACAGATGGGTGGACTCTGTAGCAGAAATGGTGGAAGAGTTTATAGGCTTGCCACCAATTGTAGAGCCGCTAGATACGAAGATACTTTCTCGAGAACCGATGTGGTCGGCTGTATGTAGCAAGAGTGGGCACATCTATGTGCCTGTATAGCTTCACCCCGGATCTAAAACATATTTTTTTCAATGAGCATGTTGGAAAATATGCCAATTGAATACAAAGTTTGTAGTTCGAAAGATTCAGATGAACTTAGTAAAATGGTCACCGAGTTGTTGAATCAGGGTTGGACGTTACAGGGTCCTATTGTTTCCACTGGATCGCAAGGTTCTTATGGACACACGACAAATTATGCCTAAGCATTAGTTCGTGGCATGATTGGCGGTGGCAAGAAGACGACGCGTAAAAATCGCACTAACTTGCGTAAATGAAACTATAAGTGCTGAATAGCTGCGGCTTGATGTATCCCTTAGGATTATTTAATATAAATGTCTCCATTACATTAATGTAGACATTCATAAAATTTATATATATTTATCAACGTTTGAAGGTGTGGTTTTTCAGTTGTCATACCCTCTACGCCTTTCCGAAAAAATAGACCAAATGAAAAATCCACGACGTAAACACACCGTAAACAGCAACTTTAGTTGCTGTAGGCAAGGCCGCCCATGCCACTCATAATGCGGAGCACGTTGTAGTTCACGGCGTACACACGAACCTGCGAGCTGAGGCCAGCGGCACCAACCGAGTTGTTGCTGAGCGTGAGCAGGAGCGTGGCGTTATCAATGCGCGAGAAGTTGCACGTGCCGCTGGGCTGGTGCTCCTCGGGCTTGAGCGCAAACGAGTACACGTTGATGCCGACCGCAGGGATGTTGGTGTGGTGTTGGTAAGGCTGCACCAAGTTGAAGTAGTTGCCCTCACGCTCCGTGAAGCGGTCGTGGCCGTTGAGCTGAACCTTCGCCGTGACGACGGGGTTGTGGCCGGCCATGCCCTCAACACGGGTGACCGAGTAGCCCGACTCGAGTACCGAGCGATCCCACCAGTCCGAGTAGTTGAAGGGCTGCTGGCCCTTCCAGGGGCCAACGACCGTGCTGTCGCAGCTGACATACGAGTCACGCTGGACAACCCAGACAAGCTCCTTCGTGGGGTGGTTGAAGTTGAGCTTGATCTTGTTGGCCGAGCTCGTCACGGACTCGCCGCCCGTGAACTGGAGCTGCTCGATCAGGTACTCGTGCGAGACCTGGGCGAAGCGGCGGCGCTCATCCGTGTCGAGGTAGATATAGTCGACGTAGAGCGATGCAGACACAAGGCCAGCCGACGCAACACGGCTGACGACCGACTGGGACGCAGTGCTGTCCCAGCAGAGGTTGGAGAGCTGCTGGAACTCGAGCCAGACCTTGACCTCGTGGTACTGGAGCGCAATGAGCGGGAGAGCAAGACCAGGGTTGCGGCAGAACCAGAACTGGAGAGGGATGTAGAGCGTGTACTCAGGGGCGCACTTGCGAACCTCGCTGGACGCATTGGGCTCGCCCGAACCGCAGGCGTTGTCGCAGCCCTCACCGCCCTGGACGAGCAGGTTGACGAGCTCCGGCACGTTACCAACCATCTCCGCATAGCCGGCCTGCTTGCCCGCCTCCTGCGTGAGCTCATTCCAGATCTGGAGCCAGTCACCGTAGTGCTTGTCAATCTGCTGGCCACCGATCTCAATGTACACATTGTTGATCAGGTTGTGGCCGACCCAGTTGAGCCAGCGGAACTGCGCGCCCGAGCCGTCCGCCGACGCCAGGAGAACCTGGGGGAGCGTGGCCTGGAGGTAGACACGGTGGATTAAATCACCGTTGCGGCTGATCGTGCACTGCACCTTCTTGCCGAAGTTGGCCGAGCCGTTGAACGTCTGCTCAATCGACTCCATGGCGAAGTTCGTGTGGCGACGGTAGACTACCTTGAAGAAGGTAATCTGCGGGTTGCCCGTGAGGTAAATATCCTGTGCACCATATGCGACAAGTTGCATTAAACCACCAGAGCCCATTGTTTATATCCTGACTTAAGAAAAAAAATTCGGCAAACTCCGGGGAAGTTTTCCTTGCGTAAAAATTTCTCTACGTCCTATTTAAACGATCTTTTTGGCTGTTATATAGCATAAGTATAATGTCTGACGAACTTTTATCACTAGATAACCTTCTACAGATAAATCCGGTACCCGAGAATATATCTGGCAAGGGAAAAAAGTCATCCGAGTCAGCAAAGACGTTAGAATCCTATCATAGTTTGAAAATTTCTAAATTGCGAGAGGACAAATCCAACATTCCTCAACTGCGAAAAGAGCTCGAGGAGAAAAAACGTAAGTTACAAACTATAGAGAAAGAGTTTATGAGTCCAAGTTTTATCACCAATGCGAACGATGTGGTCATTCTGACCAGCCGCCAAGCCCTTGAAAATGAGATCCGCCAACTGGAAAAGACACTTGAAATGATACATAATGGTTCAGCGGAAGCCGATTACTTCTTACGTGTAGGTGATATCCTCTTCTCCTATTCGGATGCGCAAGACCGCATTGCGTCAGGTGAAAAGCCGAATGAACGTACAGGACGTAAGGAACGTATACCTGTAAACAGCGTATACTCGTATTTTACAACGGAGAATGTGAGTGCGGTAGAAGCAAGCCCCGTTGAACAGAAATCCAAAAAAGCATCTGATATTACAAACGATATTGGGTTCAAGCGTGATAAGGCGTTGGAGTCTTATTTAACGGCTCTCAATCCTGATTCCATACAACACGAGAACAGTGTTGCATCAAGTATGCGTGAAGATTATGGATCGTGTCCTGTTTGCGAAACTGAGATGTTTCTCAACGAGACCTTTTTGGATTGCCCAGGATGCGGATACCGTGATTGTATTCTAGTTGATTCTGAAAAGCCTTCCTACAAAGATCCGCCCCGTGAGATGTCCTACTATGCCTATAAGAAGATTAACCATTTGAATGAGTGGCTCGCTCAGTTTCAGGCCAAGGAAACTACCGAAATTTCTCCCGCTGTACTTGACCAAATTCGTACCGAACTTCGTAAGGAACGTATTACAGATATGAGTAAATTGAAACCGTCAAAACTCAAGGAAGTAATTAAAAAACTCAAACTAAATCGTTGCTACGATCATGTTGCACATATTCTGAACCGTCTCAACGGAATCTCCGCACCCGTTTTATCACGTGAAGTCGAGGAGAAGTTACGCTTCATGTTTAAAGAAATACAATTTAGTTTCGTAAAACATTGCCCGAAAAAGCGGTCTAATTTTTTGTCTTACTCTTTTGTTCTTTATAAGTTCTGTGAATTGCTGGAATTAGACGATTATTTACCGTGCTTTCCATTGCTCAAGAGTCGTGAGAAACTTTACATGCAGGATAAGATTTGGCAGAAAATCTGTGAGGATATGGGATGGGAGTTTATACGAACAGTATAAGGTCGCTGTTTTGAACTATATGTGGATCTAAACCAAATATAAAGTTTTCTATTTAAAAACTTTATATTTTTCCTTTATAATTAGAGATGACCTCCTACAACCGCGATTATTGGATGTCCTTCGGAGCTCATCAAAAGGCCTCCGTCGGCGATATCAAGTTCTCGGCTGTAAATTACGACCATTTGGGCTGGATTTTATGTAATGGTGCTTTGTTGAATGTTGATGATTTCCAATTTTTGTTTAATATGATTGGATATTCGTTTGGTGGATCTGGTGCTCAATTCAGACTCCCGAATCCGGCGGGTCGTGTGCCAGGTGTGATTGGAACGGGGTATGACGACAATGTTCCGACATCGACTATGACGACTTATTTAGGTCAATCGCTTGGTGAATATCAACATAGGCTGACGATTCCCGAGATGCCGAGCCACAATCATGGTGTGAATCCAGCGATTTCATCGATTGCGGCGAACAACTCTACGTCGATTGTGAGTATAACAATCAATGATCCAACACACACGCATTCATACACCACAGTTGGAAATACACCTGTGTACACCGCATCTCCAGGCAATATGAGTGGCAATGGCACGGGTGCTACAACTGGTGCTAGTGCGACGGGTGTTACACTCAATAATGGTACACACGCCCACACACTCAACCCGTCCGGCGAGGATAAGTTTCACAATAATGTCCAGCCTACTTTGTTCATAGGTAATATGTTTATTTATACCGGCCTTCCCCGTTATGGTGCGTCGGTCTATCAGACAGGCAAAAACCTATGGTAAGGAGCCGAGCATCCTTACGGCGTAAACTTTTTATCCGCATATTTTGCCTTCGCAATCTTATAACGCATATATTCATCGTACGAGGAAAAACGAATGTTGTCTTTTCCTTCGTTATCACGAATTAATACCGATTCATACCGAGACGCTGTTTTTGAACTCGCCTCGCTATGTTGTAAAGGTCGTGAACATTGGAGTCCATGAAAGGAACGCCCCGTAGTCAATTGTAGAATCCTATCCGTTGGTAAATTGAGTCCAATGAGGCAAACCTTGATTGAATATAATTTTGGATAGAGCAGTCCTTCCCAATCAATATACTCTTTACGTTGAGCATATCTATATTTAGTCAGTGATGCTGGAAATTCGTTCGACTCTGACATCGACATAAGTAAAAAATTAGGCACAGGTAGTCCAGTATGAACACGAACTCCCGCTAATATACTCTGTTTATGAAGAATTGGTAATTCTTTCGGATTGAATGGAATATCCGCAAGAATCGGTCGTGGTGATACAACACAGCAGGGTCCATAAATCGTTGACCATTCAATCGTTCCATGTGTTGGCTCACCTTGCCATCCTCCTATACGAACATACCAGTTCCCTGTGCCTATATCCAAAGCAATTGACGACACATTGGGTATGACAAAGTGCCGGCATGTATCAGTAAATTCACTATTGTGTGCAACACAAACACTTAATGCGTGTACCTCTGCGTAGACATTCCAATGAATCTCCAGCTTACGGTCGGGTGTCATAGCACATCGTATGTTTTGTATGGACATTTGTGGCTTACTGTGAAAATAATTCTAGTTTGTTTACGCATAGCCTAAACCATTTGTAGAGTGTATTCTTAAAATGACGCATGTTGTTCATCTAGGATTTGATATGGGCATACGCAATCTTGCGTACTGCTTGCTTGAATTGCCGGTCGGCGATCTGAGTGGTTGTCGTGTTCTTGCGTGGAATAATATTGATTTGCTGGAAGGAGGTGGAGATTCACAGGATGCGAAACGATGTTGTGCGTGTCCATCTCCTGCGAAATGGCTTTCTTCGGCGGACAATACAAAATGGTGTCAAGCCTGTGCGACAGGTGTACGACGCCGTCGCACAGCAACTCTGCGTCCAACGCTACCTGTACTGCCAGCGAATTCTATATCGGTGACGGCGATGCGAGCACTGCTCGTCGCCCGTGGAATAGAGGTACATGGAAAAAAGAAACCAGAACTTCTAACAATTGTTGCGACTCATTACTTGATGCCGTGGAAACCGGCGAAGACGATGCATACGGCGATGACGGTAATACGACGAGCAATGAATACGTGGCTGACCACTCTATTACCGACCTTTGCGAAGGCCTCGATAATTCGCTTAGAGAACCAACCGGTGATGACGAACCCCACGATGAAGTCAGTACAGATGATTCTATTTACCTTGTTGGGACATCGCTTGGAGACGGAATATGGATGGACGGGAATCATTGACTTTGTTCATGCGGGAACGAAATCACGAGGTGTTGTTGCGGATTTGAGTGGTGCGACAGCGTATACGCAGCGTAAAAAAACCGCAGAGGCGGATGTGGATACCATACTTGAACGGCTTGGAGATACAACATGGTTGACGTATTTCCGTTCACGAACCAAAAAGAGTGATTTGGCGGATGCATTTTTGATGGCTTATCGGCGTTGAGTGGTCTTGGCCTTGGCCAGAATGGCCTCCTTCATCCGCACATGCTTGGAGGAATACCGACCGGCCTTATCCTTGGCCTTATCCGATTTCTTACGCCGTTCGTAGTTATCCATCGTGAAGGAAAGAAAGGAGTTTATGAAAAGATGAAGAGAGATCCCGACACGCTATCCGTCTTCATCCAGTCTTTCAATTTTTTCTGATATCTCCTGCGTTCTCCATCTTAAAACGGACTCATCTTATTAACAAGATAGACGATGTCCGCACCTACGATACGTATTTCCGAACCACCGACCTTTCCGGAGATTTCGGCGGTGCGTGATACAGGCACGATGCTTGACATTACGGACATGAATGCTTTTGATCTAGGAATGCTTGGTAACCGTGCGAAAATGGCGTCCACACCTCCCCGAGCAACTACTTCTCCGATGCCCGAACTCAAACAGGTCAACGATATTGAATTTGTGAGCCTTGAAGATACGAATGTCACATTTGATGTACGCCCACCCAATACAAATGGCGATACCATTCGTATTATCCGTGATAACGCTACATTGCCTCCTAGCAATCCGATTGAACCGGTCTTTCAACTGAATCCTGCTCCTGCTCCTGCTCCTGCTGCTGTACCCTTACAGACGTCTCCTGTTGCCCAAACCGCAACCGCTGCTCCTACAAAATCGTGGTTCTCCAGTATTACGGGTTCTGCGTCAGAGACAACAACTGCGAGTGCGACGGCTCCAGCAGCAACTGGATTTCGCAGTTGGTTCAGTTCTGCTCCTGCTCCTGCGGAGGAGCCCAAAGCTCTTCCTCAGACAACGTACCTCACACCGGAACAGGAACACGTCAAAAAGACGGAGGGTCTCACTATGCTGGAACGCATGGATCGCAAGGGCATTGCTGGAACCAAGATGACGATGATGAATTCACTAGCGGAGATTGAATCCGAGGTTGCTCGACGCAAGGATTCGAAAGGTCTCGAAGCATCTATTCGCTTCCAACGCTCTATGCTTACGACTGTAACGAGCGGTATGGAGTTCCTCAACAGCCGTTATGACCCGTTTGGTGTACATCTGGAGGGCTGGTCGGAGCAGGTCAACGAGAACATCGAGGATTATGATGAGATCTTTGAGGAACTCTACGATAAGTACAAGGATAAGAGCAAGGTTGCTCCTGAGGTTCGTCTTATCATGTCGCTCGGTCTCTCGGCCGGTATGTGCCATATTACAAACACCATGTTCAAGTCCCGTATGCCTGGTATGGACGATATTCTTCGTAACAATCCGGATCTCGCACGCCAGTTTGCAAAGGCGGCAGCAGCGGAATCGGTGGGTCCTGGCTTTGCGAACTTTGTAAGCATGGGTCTGGGCGGCGGTCGCAGTGGAAATGCGGAGTCTCGCCCACGAAATGAGGAGGAGCGTGCTCCAGAACCCATGGGCGGCGATGATCTACGTGGATCCATGGGAGGATTTGAGCCGTCGCTCGGTATGGCTCCTCCTGCTCCGGTTACTGCACGCCGTGAAATGCGTGGCCCCACGGGCGTCGATGATATTCTCCGTACGCTCAATGCGGTCGGAGACGCACCACAACGCAATGTTCCAGCGACCTCAGGTGTTGATGCGGAAGACCTCGGTAGTGTAGCGAGTGGTTACACGACCGAGACGATGCGACGGAATGGTGTCAGCCGCCGCCGTAAGGGAACAACGACCCAGCCGACGGGTGGAACGTTGACGCTCAACGTGTAATGGAGACGATTGTTTTTTATAAATTCAGACAATAATCATAGTCTAAATTTATATAGTATATAATGCGATTACTTTGTTTGTTGTGATAAGGCTTTGACATTCGCCTCATATGTCTGTTTTCCTCTTTCCGTATCATGTCCGCACCAACTCGGTATCATACAGTACGGGCTTTTCTCGTTTGCAGCAACCCAAAAAATGAAGAAAAATATAAGGGATACCCAAAATGCCGCAGCGACATTGCGTGTTGCGATGAAAATAACTGTAAAGAAAATGGCCGGACGCACCCATGGAGCCTGTAAGAACTCTTCTTGTTTTTTCGTTAATTCTAACGCAAGAAAACGACCTCCTAAATTGAGTAGTAGCATAAGTGAACCAATAATGAATGGATTTGTATTGACGTACATAAGTGCAGCACTTACCGGATCCATCGTACCGCCGGTTGCGGGTGGCGGCGGCGGCGGCATACCTGGAGATAACATGCCTGGGGGTAGCATACCGTACGACGGTACTCCTGGGGGTGTTGACGTTATTGCTGTAGGGGCAAGCGATGATACCGGAGTTAGAATACTCGCAACACCACCTTTTTTATGCTCTTTCCGCATTCTTATTATGGTCAAACAAAGAAAACGAGAGTAAATGGACATCTGCAATCCAGAAAAACACTACCAATAACGCAAGTGCGCCAATAGTTGGATTAAATGTGGACAGATAGGTTACGGCCATTCCTGCGATAAATCGGGCGAATGGATTCAAAGCTAGTTCATGTGTACCAAATGAATAATGTTTATCAAAATCTAATGAGAAAAACAATAGTAACGCAATTAACCCTACAGAGATAGATGTATTGATATCCATCCGGGTATCTTCTTATCTTATACTGTTGTTTTTGAAGGAACGTAGTCTATTATGTTGTTCCTGATGATGTGCCAGATTGTGCTGATAATCCCGATACAGGATACGTCGATACATCTTTTTCCTGAATTCCTAACGGTTTCTCCTTGAGTGCTTTTTCGACGAACCATCGCTTGGAATTTGTTACCCAGTCCACTGTACTCGCCGCATTGAGAAATCCCTCTTTTGAGGAGAGTTGTGCTGACCATATCGCAAGAAGGAAGAAACAGAGAGCGAATGCGAGGGGAATGTACTGGAAATGTAAGGCTGCCATCGCCATTAACGTTACTGTAAAGAATCCAGCCGGTTGAATGACATAGCCACGAAGTGTGGCGGGAATTCGGCCGGCTACGGCTCCCAAAAACACTAGAAGAATTGTCGCAATCCAGTGCGACTCAATCGGGGGATACCAGTTCGGTTTGAATGGTAAGGAACCGCCGGGAACGGGAGGATACGGGTTCATGCTACTTGTAATGGGCTTCTATAGTTATCCATAAGATTACGAGTTTCCAGATTGGGTCGTAAAGGAAGATTATCTCCATAAAATCTCTGTCCAAAATCCATTACAAACTTAATTCCGTTAGGCAAATTACCACTTATATATCTCAATAGGGTCATATGTGCTTTAACTGCGTCGTCGTCGGTTGGAATTACCGGTTTCGTGTTCAGTATTGTATCAAGAGCATCTAATTTCGCCTTGTCCATATTGGCAAAAGCTTCATGAATGACGGGATTTGTACCCTTCCACCGGTCGTACCAAAAATAGAGTGTTGCGACAGTCACCATAGTAGCAAGTCCAATAGATATTAATAGCTCGGCACGCATTCCTTACTTATATCGTATAAATCTCGTCCTCGCCTAGAAACAGTTTTGAAAAGATATCTAAGATTAGGGGAGCAATGTGCTCAATTGAAGAAGCGTATCAGACATTTTCAGAATCCCGGAACGATGATTCTGACATACCTACGCAAACCGCATTATTTGGATCGCCTGAAACGGAACGCCGACGTAAAAAGAAGAAGCGAGGCGTATTACCACCGCCAGAGCCACAAGTTGTTGAACCGGATCGTCCTGCTCATCGCCAACTTCCACCCGCTGAATTGCTCGGAGGTTCTCCGACAGAAAATAAGGAAACCACATCCTTTTCGGAAATGCTTAATGCTCTTGAAACCGATACATACTTTCCACATCCGACGGTTGAAAATCAGGACAAAGATTTGTATACATTACAACCTGATTGGGCGACAGCCTTTAATGATAATTCGGCTCCCGCTTGGATTAAAGAGCGTATGCCCCAACGCCAAACAGAAGTGCCACTTATTCCTTCGCCGTGGCTTGATGGTGCTTCTACACTATGGCAAAAAGTCGAACAACGGAACTACAACCAGGCTGATATAGAAGGAGCCAAACTTGCCGCCGATAGTCGCTTAGATGCGATTCAGAAGAAACTCGATCATATGTTTGAAAAACTCGATACTATGGAAGTCTCCCGTGGGGAATCCAATCATTTGGAAATCATCTTGTTTATACTCGGTGGTATCTTTTTGATACTTCTACTCGATATACTAGTGAAACAAGGTACACAAGCGACCATGATGATTGCGGCCGCAGGAGGAAGTTTTATGAAAAAGACTCGTGGAACACTATACAAATGACACATGAGATGATGGTAATTGTCCTGGTAAGCGAGCCGTTTGGGGTTGTTCCAGTGCTCCATACATTGTATTCGTAATAGTTGGGTTTGTTGTGCGTGGAACCATATCAGGTGTAGGTTTGAATTCCACCGTCTTTTTAATGGGTGTTTGACGTTTGACAATATCTGTGTTTGTTTTTCGGATTGCGGAAGGGAGCGGTATATAACTGGACATTAATGTAGGGGCTGGCGACGTTATAACATTTGTGCGTGCTGCATTCAGAACTTGACTCCAAGGACTGTCTATGCGACGGTAGCGATCATCGTGCGAACGCCATGTAATAAAGAGTAAATTCGGATGTGTGTATTCTACGGTATATCCAATATTTCGTAGATTCCAGACTAAATACAAGATAGCATCACCAATATCAAACCGTGGAGTACCAGGTATAAATTCCGGTACAATATACCACAAGGCTTTCTCGTTACCGGGTATCCGGGCAATTGATTTAATCTTATTGTAAATCTGTTGTAATACACTATTGTAAATACGAATTCGTGTTGCGTCTCGTTTTGCCTCTTCCGCATAGAGACTGGCGGGATTGAGTACAGGTGGTGCGAGGGAATTTGCCATACCTTAGTTGTCCATGCGGATAAAAATTTGTGCGTGTTCCGAAAGCCAAGATAAGACTACGGAGATGCTTATGAAACCGACACGCTTGGTGTTTTCCGGTGGTGGAACACGATGTTTAACCTTTGTACAGGCTTTGGTTGATTTTCAGAAAGTAGGTGTATTAAGTCGTGTGAATGAATATTGGGGAACGAGTGCGGGAGCGTTACTCGCAGCTCTGCTCGCTATAACGAAATCACCACAGCGTGTGAAAGAACTTATGTTCCAAACAGATTATACACAGTTTCGGAATGTGGATGTATCTAACATATTGACCATTACGAATACATGGGGACTCGATGATGGTCATTCACTTGTTAAAGAAGTAGAACGTATATTTGAATCGATTGAAACGGGAGCGTCGAAACGACGCTTAAGCGATGTATCGGGACTGAATATTATCGTATCCGATTTACATAGTCATGAAACAGTTGTTTGTAATGGAGTGACGTATCCTGATTTACGCATTGTAGATGCTATACGGGCTTCCATGAGTTTACCGATTCTGTTTACACCGTATCGGCATACGAATGGGCATTTATGGGTAGACGGAGCTATCAAAGCGAATTTTCCATGGCATTTATTACCGGATGATGAGGCTCGTTCTACAGCTCTTGGATTCGCCTTTGAGAAGAGTTGGCACCACGGTCCCAAAAATTTTAGTGAATATTTGTTTTCTATGATCCATTTTGATGAACCGAAGAAAATCGAACAATTAAAGAACACGTGGAATAATAATATTTTATGGTTTCCTTCACCACCGTTTCCGTCGTGGTTTGTACGCTTTAAGGAAGATGATTTTATACTTGTAACAAGTATCGGTACAGCAGTCGCTTGCGAGGCGATCACGAAATGGTCTACGCCAGATTTTTGTTTAAGAACGCACGGAACCCATTCGCCGTCCGTGCGCCAGAATACTCTTGAACCAGTTCGCCTTGGGGGTCATACAGGTGAATCGTCGGATATCCCGAAATCTTCTTTCCGCGAACCGCATCAGGATTCTTCTCTGCCTCAATTGCCGCACACTGAACGGTCTTCCCGCCGATGGTCTGTGTAGCACCGAGTTTTTCAAATTCGGGTTTGGCATGGTGGCAGTGAGGGCACCAATCCACATAGTACATTGTGAACTTGTAAGGATTGCTGGTTACGTAGTCGGCTTCTAGACCGTTGTTCTCGAATCCTTCGGGGGCAGAGCGGCGAGCACGAGCCCAGACAAAAATGAGGCCAAGTCCAACAGCCACCAATACGTAGGGGAGAACAGTCATACACTGTTGTTTAAAGTTAGACATCTATTTAATAGTAGATAAGAAAAATGTTGAGCCGAGGTGGTAAATTAATACGCTGGTTGGTGAAGACAGAGAGTGATATAACCTGGACGGACACAGATGTGTCACGTGCGGGAACACTCGAAGCACGTTGGAAGATGATGGGAATTTCTGAGGAGGAGCGGCGACGCTTGATACCGTGTGCGGTATGGATAGCACGGTTTCCGGGACTGGTTTATCCTGAGGAGATTATGAAGCGGGTTGAAGAATTATCTGCGTGCTGATTGAAATGCTTCAACTGCTGTTATAAAACCTTCGATATCTTTTGACCAGATATCAAACCGTAGAATATCTTCTTCTGGTAATTCCCAAAATTTTGTATCTTCAAGACGCTTTATAATATCATTTTTGAAACGATATTTTATGACAGATGCTGGATTACCTCCTACAATGGCGTAGGGAGGTACATCTCGGGTTACTACAGAACCTGCTGCTACAACTGAACCGTTAGCTATTTTTACGTTGTCCATAATTGTAACGTTTGCTCCAATCCATACATCGTGCCCTATTTCTATATCCCCGCGTACATAGGAACTAGGATTCCCTTGTTTATGTTCAAACAGATTGCGATCACTGCGAATAAGACCAATCGGAAATGTAGACACGCAATCCATAACGTGATTTGACATAACAAATGTACAATTCTGTCCAATAGATGTAAAATTTCCTACTTTTACAAATGCTGGTGACCCGTCTGATTTCCTTGAATCATAATTGAGAATATGATGAGGGGGCATAATATATGTGCGATGACCTTTTGTTAAACTCATTCTAGTTTATTATAATGTTTATAAATACAATTATATTCGAGCTCTAGATTAAAAATATCACGTTCTCTTTCACGAACATGTGATTTGTTTCTTATAAATATAACATTACCAATCTTATCTTTATCAATATCATATTTGGCATGATAATATGATAAAAATATAGGTTTAATATTTTTTTCAAAGAAAAAAAATACCTATAGATAAATCATCTACAACATTTGTATTTAATTTATACTTTTCACTTACAAGTGATACTACAGATTCTCTTGATAATACAATAGCACATCCTTCAGCAAATAATAATCAATCGTGAGTGTGATCTATAATACCGGCTTCCGGATGTAGCCAATATAATTCCAATACTTTACCCCCATATTTAAAATCACTATTATACGCTAATATTTCTTTATTAAACTTTTCTATATCTATAACTGTAGATATATTTGAACGAATAAGATAATCAAACTTAAATAATTTTAAACATATCTCCATTGCTCGTATAGTCTTATCAAGCAAACCTGGCATAAAACTCTCAGTCCCTTTAATTTCTAACAGCTTCGTTTGTCATTGTAATTATAATCTGATGATAAGTCTGGATTGTATAAAACAAATATACTTCCATCGTTAAACTTCATGTGAATATCATACATAGCATCGTATTCGGGGGAATGGTTAAATATGCGTAAAATTAAAATGTTCATCATATAATATACATTTTAATTTATTTGACTAGATTGTAACACTTCTATTTTAATTTATATTCGGATCCTATAGATATAGATGTATTCGATACAAATTATTGTAATATATTGTTCAGAAGAACGCAGAAATTTTCAAGAAAAATGTTTACGGAACTAAAGTTATCCTATCCAGTACATTTTTTTAGAGGACATACTCCTGATATGTCGCACGATTATATGAATGATAGAGATGTATTACGCCCGGAAAAAGACACAGAATTATGTTGCACACGCAGTCACGCGAGTGCAATAAAATGTTTTGTAGATAACTATAAAGATAAAGATTACTTGTTAGTTATAGAAGATGATGTGACATTATTATCGGAAAATTTTACAGAGAAATTAGAAGAGGTTATTGAAATTTGGAAGAAGCACGAAACAGAGATTGATTATGTAAGTGTAGGATATTTACCGAATACACAACCGCATAAATCAGATAATCAAGATGGTGTGTTGAAGTGGAATATGACAAATTGTTCAGTTTGGGGAGAACAGGCATATATAATGCCCAATAAAATAGCTGTTTCTATGTCAAAATTATTATTTCAACCTACATCAAATGATTTAAGACAATCCGTAAAAACCCATATATCGTGTATTAACAATGGTAGAGGATATGTTGATAATTATTTGCGATTACAAATAGATGCTATAATGCCAATGTGTTTTCGTCAAGGTATTGTATGGCCATTAATGGGTATAGAAATGCCTTTCAATAGTTTAATACGACTCGATAATCGGTCTCATTTTAATATATGGAATGCTGTATATTTAGATTCAAAGACAATAAACCCAGAATTATATTATAGTAAGCCAACATGGTATACAAACTAGAGTTTCTTATCCAACACTAACATGTATTTGACGATGCTATAGTGTCATTCAATCGTTTGGATAGTGATGGATTTTTAGCACAAAACGCACCACCTCCACGTTTATATTGGGTTGTCATACGATTTATATCAGAAACACAAACATAGGATGTACCGACAGCCCATTTGCTATGATCCTGTGTTTCTTTATATGTATCATTGAATGGTAAGTCTAATGTAAGTATATCATTGACATGATAATTTCCAGAACAGCTGGGACCCGCTGCTGAACCACGTATCCATGTTTCAGCAAACAGTGATTCTTTTATTGTTGAGGCAATACATTGTGAATATAATTCATTATTCCATTGCGTGCTTTTGGAGAAATACGTGATTGGTAATCCTTGTATTGTCTGAATAGCAGTTGAATTACAGAAGGCTTGTCTCGATACAAACCCGTTTGCTAGATCTTTGAGTGGTTGTGGTGTTGTTTGGCTTATTCGTTTGTCGTATATATTGGGTATAGTAAGACTCATTTGTGTAGCGATGGCTGATAATGTGGATAAAGGAAACGAGAAACAAGCTAAGGATTGCCCATAGGTATACGCATTCACACCTAATCCCTGATAGGTTGGAACTAATCCGGGTCCTTTCGGAAACAGTGGAATGGAATGCGTAAGTATAAATGCGTCTTGATTGTTCCACGCCCAAATACCTTTCGTATGTCCTACAGTTGCGTTGTTTGCGTTACCAATCGGCGGCTCGTCATTAAAGAGTATATATTCTGTATTTGGAAGCCATAATTGCTTTAGCGTCGCTGTCAAAGCACCGGTAGTAGTATCGTTGAGAGAATGCTGCGAAGGAGCGAAGGATGTATTGGAATCATAATATATGTAAGATGTTCCCTTGGGTTCTTTAATAGCAAACCAAGAATCAATGGGTTGATTTAAATCAGCATTATTTTGACAACGGAATGATGCTGAGTATATAGTTGATACATATAACAAGAATGTTAAAACTTTCATTCTGGCATGGGGGGTTATAAAAAACCACCGGTTTGCGAAAACCGTTTTTGTCGTGATTTACGTATTGTATTACGTAATTTAGAGCGTTTCGCACGGCATGTTTTCACCTTTGGTGATTTTATAGCACCACAGCCACTACTGAACGCCGATAACTCCGAACATAATCCTTCAAAAGATTCACGAGACACGGTATCTTTGAGTGCTTTACACATAGTCTGTTCTGTAGAATAGAGCCATTCCGTTACCTTAGTGCGACCCTTGGTTAATACAGGAAGTCTGTGAACACTGGATTTCCACGCATTTCGCCACGGGTTGAATGGAAGGACATACGGAAGAATTGTCCACCACTGTTCCAAATAATGTAGGCGTTCACGATTCGATAAGACGTTCCAGCGGTTTTTTAGCTCGGGGGTCTTTAAACTTTGTATAGGTGGTGTACCGGGCATAGGTGATGAAGTTACTTCTGGGCACGGTGTTGTATACGCAACCGAATACAAGAAATCCCATCCCATCATCATACGACTTGTACATGGTGCATTAAGCCATTTCCTGTATTGTGTTTGTACATCATCCCACGACGGATCCGGTACTTCCAACAATTTCTGCTCTCGTAATTTACCGTTTACACGATTATGAATACGATAGAGCCAGTATGCATAGTCCTCTTGCTTAGCAGGAATAGGATCTACCGCATAGTAATCAGTCAACGAGGCTCGGCAGAATTTACATGGAAGTACGTAGGGCAGAGTTTCAAAGAAGGTGTGTAAATGGTGGTTTGGTAATGTTTTAGCAGTGAACGCAATTAGGTGAAGTAATCGCCATCCACTCGGCCCCCAGAAGCGGGTATCCATTCTTATATTATTTTAACATTTTAATTATAGATATGTATCAATTTATATTAATAACAATTTCAGAAGAGCGGAGAATTAGAATAGAGGAACAGTTTAAAGAACTCAATATTACGGTTCCTCTTATAGTTTTATCAAACCCCGCAACCCAGCGAATAGTATAGATTATTTGCCTCAAAATATTGATGTACAAACACAAAAAGTAATGTGTTGTAGCCTAGACCATTATCGTGTGATAGATTTAGCTTCTCACGATGATTCTTCGGCTTTTTCTATTATTATTGAAGATGACGTTGCTTTTCATAAAACAAAGTTTATTAAAGGAATTGAAGAGACTATAAAGAATTGGGATAGAGTTGCTGGTTCTGATAAAATGGTATCCATTGGATGGGTTCCTTGTTCTCATTATAGCAATTACTTACTAGTAAAACCAACCTATGTATTCGAATCAATTGACGGTGTGAAAATTATTAAAGATCGGTTTGTTGTTGGCACACAAGCGTATATTGTAAAACGTGATGATATTAAATCATATATTCCATTGCTTTTACACAATAGATATGATTGCGATGATTGCGAACTGAAAAACATTTCTAATAAATATGATTCGTCGCTAATACAATTATAAGGACTATATGTATAGTTCCACCATAAAACAATGCTGAATATTTATGGTTAAACTACACAATCTAGACCAATCATTACATAATTTTTATAAATTTTATTAGATTGATATTCAATGGACAATAATCCATTAGGTAAAATTAAAAATTTTATTAAATAATCCAATATATAATGGAATCATTACTTATCTACACGACTGTAGGCAAAAGCCACGAGTATCTTAAATGTTTAGATTATTTTTGTGCATCGTTAGTGTTTTCAAACCGTGCGAAAATGAATCTGCTTGTTATCTGTGACACTAGTTTTCAACCTGAAGTTAAAACTATTCTTTCGCAATATGCATTTTTAAACACGTATACATTTCCTATGGCAGATTCGGATACCCCAGAAAAAGCAAGCATGCATAAAACACATATTTTTGATTTTCCCGAAGTGTCAAATTTCCCCTTTGTTCTGTACGTAGATTTAGACTGTATATTTGTAAACAGCCTCTCATTTCTATTTAAAGATAAAATTGAAGACAATAAATTGTATGTATTTGTTGATAGACATAATACAGAGGACAACAATGAAAAATGGTTTTGTTTAGAACGACCTAATAAGCCTGGATTAATTTACTATACTCCAACCCAATGGGATTTTATAACAAAACATAATCAATATCCATTCAATGGTGGATTGTTTCTATTTCGTTCATCTCCTATTATGCGACGCCATTTTGACGCATTAAATAAATTAATCTCAGGATATACAGGCAATTTCTTTTATGAACAATCCTTTATGAATACATATTTCCATCTGAATCTTACATGTGAATATAATAAACTGAATCAAGATAATATTTTAATGTTAATTAATGGCAAAGATATAAGTGATTTTAAAATGCATCATAATATTATACATTTTGTAAAAACCAAAAGCGGCTCAAAATATACAGATATGAAGCTGTTCTTTGAACGATTCTATACTTCTAAAACACCTCGTATATCCAAATTCTTTTCATTGGATGGTATGGTGGAATCTATTCTCCCTTCTGCAAAGAAAATTGTATATCTTGGCAACTATGTAGAATCACTTATAACTTTATTATTAAATACTGTTCCTGACAATATAGATATATTAGTTCCGCCCACGCCTCAACTATTAGAACGTTATATATTCTACCCAAATGTATCTATTAAAAACACTGTGAAAATTCATGACGAATATCCCGATTCGTCAATCGATTGTGCTATTATAGATATTCACGACGAAACCTTAGACGATATAATAAAAATTGTTCCTAAAATTAAAAAAGGTGGTCTTCTTATTGTTTCTAATAAGTCATCAAATACAAATATTGACAAAAAATTGTGTTGTTCGCACAATATTTCAATTATAGCAGAAACACGTGACAGACTACATTTTGTACTGTTTGTTGGACTTTTGCCGTAAAAGTTACAACCGCAACAATAAATAAAATATAGAAATTATAATTAGATTATGACTAGTTTAATTTCTATGGGTAGTCGGTGTGCTACAGCGACTATCATTAAAAACCTTGGTTTAAAACACGAAAGTTATCCATTCGACTGGATGGTTTCAAAACTACCTACAATTCAGCATTGTATTCAAACCGATTTTGCGGAATTTCTGAACCCGACCAATTATGTTATGTCAACGTGCGATACAACGCAAAAATGTGACAACGAGGTAAAAGTTCTAAATACCGAACAAGTATTAATTAATAAATATTATCAAAAAGATCTTGTTATAAATACAACGTATCATTTCGAATTGGCCATGAACCATAAAAATATATTAAATACGGATGACCGAAACTATTATTATCGCTGTATTGATCGTCTGTATAAACAACTTAATTCAAATGAAAAAAAATTACTGTTACATATTTCCATCATTATAGGCATAAATGAATATAATGCTACACGAGACAGTATTATTAAAGAAATGATAGAATTCAATACATATATATCACAAAATTTTGCGCATACGTTTGGATTATTTTTTGTGCTGGTGAAACACACCTCTGCATCATCTGAGAAAATATACAGTGATGCCACCGTAGATATTTATAAAATCGAAACGAATCCTGATTTTTTAGATGGATGGACACCGTTTGGCGGTGATTCAGACAAAGAAACAGCTATAATCACAAATATTGTTAAGAGTTATTTATAATAGTTTCATAGATTCTCCTAAATCATCAAATTTACAATTCCATTCTGGTTCTCTAAACTTATACTCACTACGAAATGTATTATCACACGCTCCCTTTTCAAGAAGAGTTTTTACAAGTTTATATATGTATGCCTGACCCTTGGCTATCCCCTGTCCTGGCAGATGTAAGAAAAACGCACTCCTCCCATACAGTTCTGCAAACGTAGGGGAATCGTGAGTCTGTTTGGCCAAATCCTGCATTCCACAATTTACACCAAATCCAGATGTATGCGACAATTTCGCACCTGAGTCAAGATGGACTTTATCAGGAAATGTATTTACATAATTTCCTAACGCAAATTGATCGTCTGTATAGTTGTTATCAAGCGACCACTCTAATAAATGTCTAACGGCGTGAACATATCCTATTAAAACACCGTTATTTACATATTGTCTTAATGGGCGTTCTTTAATGTTATAATGATTCCAATATTTATCTAGACTTACGCATTGAAATTCTCCAACAAAGTTATCAGGTCTATTCGTTTTACCTTCGCAGAATATTTCCATAGACACAACTATATCTTTACCAAATGATTTGAATCCGTCTATGAATGCGTACGGGGAACGCAGACAAAAAACATCTCTTGCATCAGATAAAACGACAATTTTATTATCATCGAGTGATTTCAAAGAGTCTAAATATTTTTGTGTACGACCATTCCAGCCTTTCCATTCCTCTCCAACTCCAACAAGTTTATATTCCCACTGATTGTTTTCGAGCGTTTTTATTAACTTTTTTGTATTTTCTGTAGGTGCATTATCGTATGTTATACATATAGGTGTATTAACAGTATTAACTTTTTCTTTTGTCTCTTTAATAATACGCTCTATTTCCGTTGTAACACTCTTTTTAAAGACAACTGAGTTTGTATTTGCTTTTTTTGCCTTTTCTTTCCAACCTACATCCGTCAGAAGATATCGTATTTCATCTATAGCTCGTTCAGTATTATCTTTATGAATAATTAAAATTTTATCTTCATTTATGTATTGATCTATTTTTTTAGATCCGTAATATATGGGTATAGTTTGTGCTCTTATTGAATTTATAACTTTTTCAGTAATATAATAATCACTTACATCATTCTCCATTGCTAAACATAATTTATACTGTTTTTGAAAATTTAATATCTCTTGTGAAGAATGATCACCATTTACAACAAAACCTATGTTGTTTTTATACTGACCACCCATATCAACATGTATACCATTCTTAAACAACAGTTCAATAAAATCTAATCTCCAACACGGTCGTTTAGAGCTTATTAAACAACATATGCCCTTTGGTGGAATACTATCTAATGACTTATAGTCATATGGTTTACAATATTCGTAAGCAATACACAATGGCAAATATACTATATTGGTCGATGATTCGCAACCAAACACTGTTGTATATCGTTCCATGTGATTCGGAAGAATTATACCACACTCTCCTACGAATAAAAACGTATACTTCCACGATTTATTAAAAAATACGGTTCTCGAAAACAACGATTCTAACAATATGTCAGCATCTACTATATTGGGTACTATCTCGAGCGTTGTATCAAAGACACTATTTAGAATGTATTCAAATAAGCCATAATGAATACCATTTGTCTTTTCTACAAAGCCGGGATAAAACCCGTTAATATATAATTTCATTTACTATGTAATAAAATTATATTTTTAGGTTAATGGCGAACTATTAATTGCGATGCATTGGTTTGCCCTTTTAACATGACGTTAATAGCCTATTTAGTTTAGTCTAGGGATGGATAGCTCGATAAATTGTTTAAGCTACAAATGTATCATAAACAGAAAATTATTTTGTGTTTATGATATGTTTATAAATACATCCGAATTCATATTAGCTTAAGAAAAGGGGTTTAAAAGGGGGAGCTATCCCCCTTTAGTTTAGTCTGTATCTGGAAAACGTTTATTAAACTTATCTATAAACCCTTGAATATCTTCTGTGTTAATACCAAGTTCTAATAATACACTTTCATGTTTGTTCCACCATTTTATTTTTAACAATTGATCAATTATTTCTTGTGAAAATCTATATTTTATTATTTTCCCAGGATTGCCTGTAACTATTGCATATGGAGGGACATCCTTTGTTACAACACAATTTGCTCCAATAACTGCTCCATCGCCAATAAGAATACCATCCATAATTGTCACATTTAATCCTATCCATACGTCATTACCAATGTTGATATGACCACGCGAGAATTGGTTTGAAAATAGAGGATGTGTTGAAATGCTTTTATAATTATGATGTGTTGACACAAGTTGTAAGTTTTTACCTATGCTAGTATATCTCCCTATAATGAAATTAGGTGCCTCATTTGTATTTTTTATTCTAACACCATACGCTCCACTAAAATAAGGTTCATTTATATATGATTTATAACCAATTGAAAGACTCATTACAATATATGTTATAGAAATTGTCAAATCCTTAGATTACAATATTCCAGTTCTTTCATTAACTTTAACAAGATGTAAAATCAAAACACTCGTAATTTTTTTGTATATCACTATCAACCTGATTTCCGTGTATGGGAGGTGTTTCAGCATATACTAAATATTGGTTAACGTAGTAAATATCTGAAATATTGTGATTGTAAATATGTAGTTTATCGATAGCCCATAATACACCATTTGTCTCTAAATAACGTAAAATGGCGTTCGCACTTGATTTTCTTAATATATATCCATGACAGCCCTCATTATGTGTCATCTGCTTTTTAATAAATGTCAAATCATGTATTTCCTTACTTTCATGCTCAATTGTAAACCCGCCTATAAACAGCATACCCATCTTTTTATCGTCGAACTCCTTACACGCGACTTCAATCTTGTCTTTGAATCCAGGACATAATCGAACATCATCTTCAAATATAATATAATATTCATTTTCTGTATCGTTTACCAAATTTTTCCATATGCTAATATGACTTAATGCGCATGCAATAACAGTTTTACGATATCTATGGTCGTTCCCGCGGAATTGATGTTTTATTTTCGCCGATGGTTGAAGAGTTTTTCCGTCAACTGCTTCAATAAATTTGTATGCGGTTATGGATTCTTTTTTGAAACGTTCTTCAAGTGCTTTCTTACGATCCTCGCGGCGTTTTAAATTTACAATTCGAATTATATTTTTTGAATTAATATCAAACGTTTCACGTATTCGTAATTTAGGTGGGATAGAAATCGTTGATTTGACTGAAGGCTGAATAAAGTTTGAGACTGTATTAAATAATGTAAGTTGTCCAGGAAACCATTTTAATCCAGGAATATGTATGAAAAAGGCTGAACGTCCGCTTAATTCGGCGATAGACGGCGAATCGTAATTTTGAATATCAATGCTCCGCTTACCATCGCCTACACCCGCTAAACATGTATGTATTAGTTTTGCATCTATATCGGCTTTCACGCGGTCTGGGAATGTATTCATATAATCGGCAAGAGCAAGTTGGTCATCCTTATATCCGTTCTCTAACGACCATGTAAGGAACTTGCGTAATGAAGAAGCTTTTCCACACATTAGTCCAGAGTTGACATATTTACGAATAGGTAATGCTGTAATTCCATGATGCTTCCAGTACGATGTCAGAGGTTGACAATTGCCCATACGCTCTTTGGTGTCTATGAATTTACCATCACAGAGTGGCTCCATGCTTACAATAAAATCCGAATTCAAACTAGAATAGATTGACATAAACTCTTGAGATGTACGTAAACATAATACGTCACGTGAGTCTATTAATAACACTATGTCATCATCATGGCGTGTTTCTAACCATTTTTTATATCCTATAAATTTATTCATAAAGTCTTTCCATATGTCGCCTCTGCCGATACAGTCAAATTCCCAATTGTTATACATAAGAGTACTCAACAAACGTTCTGTAAATGTATTGGGTGCGTTATCGTACGATACGACATGCGGAAATTTGCTTGCTTGTACACGAATGGTCGGTTTCGGAGCAATTAATTCATGTTGAATTGCTTTTTTAAAATATTGAATATTTGATTCATGATACGGACTATAACGATCTAAATAATTGTGAATTGTAGGAAGTGTTTTAATTACATCGTGATTCTCTACGGCTTCTATTATTTTATTTGCCGCATCTACAATATCACTTTCATTGAACGAATACCCCATTGAATGGTCTCTGAGTGTTGGAGAATTATGAACAAACGGAAATCCTGCGTACATTATATCAAAATATGCGTAATTCAATGGCAAATCGATCTGGTGTGATAAAAACACAACATGATTGTTTGAATTATTTGATGCTAACGAGAAAAATTCCAATATTTCACTAATACGCATACGGGTGTATTTTACAATTTTCTTGTCCGAACCAAGCGTTAGAGTATTCGTGAACTGGTTTAACCACTTGTTCTTTTCAGATACATTAAACAAATGTATCTTATTGATGCGTTCAGGATTGTCTATATAGACTTTTTCACATGCCATAAGAGGTATTAAAGAACTCTTACAATAATTTAAGTTGGGTTCTATAATGACAATATCTATTTTGCTACCTGAACGTTTTTCATACAACGGGTATTTGCCATTACTTTGTATAAAAACCGGATTCCAAACCAAGGGTGTTTTAATAAAGTTAACCTTATTTTTGTTCAGGATTGTCAAATATTCTTGCGATGACTCGCACTGTGCTTCACTGAGCCAACAATTACGCATATACTTGTATAGTTCTTGCTCTAAAGAAGGTGATGGTCGTGTTTTAGATTCATATAGCATATGCTCGTTGTGAAACATTTTAACATTTGACCCTATGTAGTTTACAAAGGCTATGTTATGTTTATGTAAAAATGTTATAGCACTATCGGGTGGGAACAATGTTGTAGATACGAAAAAACAGAAATCTGATAAATTTAGATCCGATAAATTATATACAAAATATGGTAGATCGGAACTCACCTTACAATCTGATTTATCGATATCAAATGATACCAATTCTACTGTATATCCGCATGCTTCAAAGGCTAGTTTTAAAAACACAGCATTTTGGCCTAGACCATTTGAATAAAAATCTTGCTTTTTAATAAATATTCCAATTCGTTTCGCTGTTTGTGATTTATTAAGAAGACGATACATATACTTTTTTGCTTCAAACAATCTTATTTGTTTATATGCTCCTATAATATGAATAAATACTTGATTTGGTTCGTTTTCGGCAAAACTCCATAAATCTGCGACACGTAAATAGGAACGTTTTACAGCATCTTTCACCCATACATCATTCCAAACAATCTGATCCCATGGAAATTCACTATAATATTTTTTATCAGGTATATCATTCCACCAATCTGTAAGCACTTTTCTCGCACGATCTTTATCCGAACAATCGACTAAAAATATGCCTGAACATGCTAACGCATCATTCGAAGGTTTATCACTCAGTGTATATATAGTTGGTTGTATGCCTTTATCTCGGTTCCATTTTGATTCTGCTGCTGTTTTCAAAACATCAAATATATTGACATTAAAATTTATTACAGTTGCATCTGAATCCATCCATATAATTTCGTCGTATTTCTCTATACGATTCAATAATTCAGGTATACGCGACCATGGGAAAAAGCGTCCTTCAGATTGTTCTGTTAGTTTTACAAATTCAAATCCCACATCTATAGATTTCGCATATGCTTGGGTCATAGGTATACAGTATTTCCAGTACCCTTCTGTTGAATCATATGGCGAGCGATTGTCCGCACAGAGTATAAGACGTTTCATTCTACGATAATTCATTTTAAATAATGTAGAGTGAAACGTGTAGAATGGAAATCACCTGTATTATACCCATTCTGGTTCAGAGTAGTTATAATCACGACGAAACGATTCGTCATTTGTATCGTCTTTTATCAAATCATTAATTGTATTATATAGAATACGTTGTCCAGGATGCCAAGCAATACCGGGTATATGTAGAAAAAATGCTTTACGCCCTAGTATTTCTGCTAATTGTGGTGCGTCTGTTGCTTGTATATGTATATCCTTCATTCCAGAAAAAGCTCCAAATGTTGTGGTATGTAGTAATTTAAGTTCATAATCCGCACGCACACGATTTGGAAATTTATTCATATAACAACCTAGTGCGTATTGATCATCTTTATATTTATTTGATAACGACCATTCTAAAAACGTCTTTAAAGCACCAACTTTCCCACATATGAGTCCTGAATTTACGAATTTATTATTTGGTAGCGGTGTTATGTTATGATATTTCCAATAAGCGTCTAATGGCATACACTGTGAGCAGTAATGTGTAGTTGTATCTAAATTAAATTTGCCGCCACAAAATTGTTCCATACTTACAACAATATCTGCGTTGAATGAATTGAAACCTTCCATAAATCTGTGCGGTGATCGCACACACAATACATCACGTGCGTCAGATAAGATAACAACTATGTCGTTGTCAAGTGTTTCCAAATAATCTTTATATCCGTGAAATTTTGTTATAACGCCATTCCATACATCTCCTTCACCTACCATTTTATAATTCCATTTCTGTTGGTCTAACGATTTTATTAAATTGTGTGTATATTCATTTGGTTTATTATCGTATGATATTAACAGTGGGGATGTTATAGACTTCTTACAATTAGTATCGACTATTGCTTTATCTAATAATATATTCAATCGGCGTTTCACTTGTTCATTTGACGGGTTAAATCTATCGAGATATTTATGATTTTTATCCAATGATTCACAAATAGTATGCTCGAAAATGGCCTTTTTAAGTGCGTCGGATGTATTTGATAATGTATCATAGTAATATCCTACACCACCGTCACGCAATTCAATTGAATTATGTACAACGGGAAATCCAGTGTACAAAGCTTCAAAATACGCATAATTCAAAGGCAGTTCTAAATGATTAAATACGAAGCATGTCTTTTCATCTTTAAAAAACGATAGTATTTCGGTTATGGGTAAGCGTGCGTACATTGTAATTTTTTTGTCTGTGTATAATGTAAGTGATTTAATGAGATCTTTTCCCCATTTAACTTTTTCAGGAGTATTAAATATATGTACTTTCTTAATACACGCTGGATTTTCTAAATAAAGTTTTTCACATGCCATCAACGGTGTTAACATTGTCTTACAATAATTTATGTTCGGTTCCATAATAATAATGTTTACAGATTCGCTAGGGTTTGGGTTATACTGAGGGATTATGCCTGATGTTTTAATAAATGTAGTATCCCAAACAAGGGGTGTTGGTTCAATTTTAATTTTGTTTTTATTTAGAAGTTGTAAGTACATAAGTGACGACTTTGTTTGTGCATCACTTAACCAACACGCATTAAATAAACTGTACATATCATGTTCAGGTGATGGTATAGATGCTGGTTTACATGTATATAACAGATGCTCATTATGATACATTTGTACATTATATCCTATATAATTAATGAGCGGTTTGTTGTATGATTTTATTTTCTGAATGACTTCGGGCGTCGGTATTATTGTAGTACATATAAACGCTGTATATAGAGATATATTGATATTTGATATGTTTAATACAGGCATTATGACATTGTGATTGTTTGTATCTGAACTTTTTTCAACAGCGATAAAATCAACGTGATATCCAATGTTTTCAAATGTCTGTTTTAAAAATACAGCATTTTGTCCTAAACCATTGCTATACATATTTTGTATTCGAATAAACATGCCAATCTTTGATTTTATATTATTCAATAGATATTTATCATAGCCTACTATAAATGTATCTTGTAATT